TTGGTATATTTGAAATGATGCAAGGCAGTACAGATGCAGCACCTAGAACATACTCAGCCACTATGATGATGGAAAATGTTGGTCAAAGACGTTCACAATCTAAATTAAGAGATATAGAAGGGTCTATGAAAAGATTAGGTCAAGTCATATATAATATGGCTAGACAACATTACAGATTTAAAAAGACATTTAGAATTGTGCAAGCTAATAATGATATTAATGAATTTACAGTAAATTCTAGATTGTATGATGATAAAACACAAGAATTAATAAAAATTGAAAACGATATAACTGTTGGACAATTTGATATTCGTATTTTAGGCGGGTCTACACTACCATCTAATAAATATGGAGAGTTCCAACTTTATATGGAAGCATATCAAGCTGGTCTTATAGATAGAACTGAAGCTCTTAAAAAGACAGAAATATTTGACAAACAAGGAGTATTGCAAAGAACAAATGAAATTAGTAAATTATCTAATATGTTACAGCAAGCTCAACAACAAATTAAAAAGCTTGGTGGAGACTTACAAACTGCAGAAAGAGAAGCAGTTTCATCTCGTAAGAGAACAGAAGTCGAAAAATTTAAAAGTCAACTTGCAGAGCAGAAATACGAGAGCAAAGCACAAACAAGGTTGGCTACAAGTCGGTTACAAGATGCAGTTAAACTTGAATCTGAGAGATTACAACAAGACGTTGATAGTTAAACTCAACTAAAATTCAAGAGATTGCAGGAAGGATACAACTAATGGATAACGCATATGAAGAAGGACATCATGAAGGTGAAACCTCTGAAAATGTAGGGCAAGACGAAAATGTCGAAACGCAAGAGAGTTCTGAAAACTGGGAAGAGCAAGCAAAATATTTTCAAAGTGAAAAGGATAAACTCGCAGCGGAAAACTCTAAACTAAAGCAATATGAAAAAATTGGTCAATTATTGGAATCTCGACCTGATATTACTAATGCTGTTGCCAGCATGGTACAAGGCGGAGGTCAACCACAAGCACCTGAAAGAGTTGTTTTAGAAAAAGATGAATTTGACCCATGGGAAGCCTATAATGACCCACAGTCTAAATCGTACAAGTTCAGACAGCAAGAACTACAAGACAGTATTAATGGAGCTGTTAATCAACAAATGCAAGGTTTACAAAAAAGCCAAGGTGAAATGCAATTAAAGACCGAACTACAACAAAGAGGCTTAAGCCCACAAGAAGTAGACTCTTTTATGAATTTTGCGGCACAAAACCCTGCTGAATATGGTGTTGATGGCGCTATTAAAATGTGGAGAGCAATTGCTAATTCTGAAGCTAGTCAAGAAACAATGAATAACTCACTTGATGAAGTTCGTCAAACACAAGGAACACCTGCACAAGGAGGTGTATTACAAGGGCAAGCCCCTCAAACTCCTAAAAATGACGATGAAGAAATGTGGGATAGAGTTTTAAATGCTAGCAGTCGTGCGAATGTATTGTAAATAATATTAAAATGGTAAAGGAGAAAAAATGCCAACGTTTAATCAAGGGCAAGTAAATTTTGGGACTCCTGGAGGCAATACTACAGATAGTGCTAGTTTAAGTACTAGAAGACTGTATGATTTTAGCGATAGAATCGCAGATTTGGCACCAGACGAGTCACCATTTTTTGTATACTTGTCAAAAGTAGGAAAAGTACCTACAACTGATTCACAGTTTAGGTTTTTAGAAGATAGAACAAAAGTTCACATGACAGACCGTAGCTTTTTAATTAAAGGTGGTCAAACATTAGCTGCTGCAGGTAGTAACACAACTTTATTAGTTGATACTTCAGGTGGTGCTAGTGTAGACTTTTTAATTAAAGGTATGGTTGTACAGTTTGCACAAAATGTAAATAAAGGTGGTGGTGCAGATACAGAAGCTATTACACAAGCAATGGGTAGAATTGAATCTGTTTCTCATGGCTCATCTGATACATCAATTGTTGTAAAAACAGTTGAAGCTTCTAGCGGAAGCACAACAACATTAGATGATAATGGTGAAGCTGTTATTATTGGTACATCATATGAGCAAGGTTCTGGCGCACCAGACGTATTTTCACAAAAGTTAGATGATGGATTTGGTTATACTCAAATCTTTAAAACAGCTTGTGAAATGTCTAACACAGCTAGAGCTACTGTATACAGAGGGTATGCTGATGAATGGGATAGAATATGGAATCTTAAATTAAGAGAACATAAAATTGACATTGAAAGAGCAATGCTTTTTGGTATGAAAGGTAGCAGAAGTGGTATTCAATATACTGATGGTATAGTTGGTCACATTATTAAAAATGGTGGAACTCCAGAAGATGGTGCTATTGGTGATTATGCTGAATCTACACCATATTTAGCTACATATGCTGCATCTGAATTAACATTCGATGGTTTATTAACAGCATTTCAAACAATGTATGACCCAGCTAGAGGTGGTTCTGATAAAAAACTTTGTTTAGTATCAAGACCAGTTATGGCACACTTCAATAAGTTAAATGGTGGATTTGTTTCTTCCTCTTTAACTGATGGAGATACAAGATATAACTTCCCATCTAGCAAAGGTTCATTTGGACATACAGTGTTATCAGTTGATACTGTTTTTGGTTCAGCATCTATGGTAGCAGAGCCATTATTTAGAAATAATGCTTCTGGTCATATGGCTTTTGTTGATTTAGACCAAGTAGCTTATAGACCACTTGTTGGTAATGGTTTAAATAGAGATACATCAATCACAACTAACGTGCAACAAGCAGATGAAGATTTACGTAAAGATATGATTCTAACAGAAGCAGGTCTTGAAGTAACTCTACCAGAAACTCATGCACTTATTAACTTGGAGGGTGTGTAAAATGAGAAGTGATTATTTAAATGAAAACAGTAACTTTACAGGTTCTCACAAATTAAAAGTAAAAGAACTTTTAGCAGCATCTTCATTAGAAGATTCTGATTCTGGTTCTATTTTTCTTTTAAATTCAGCTACAGAGTTTGCAACAACTCTACCAGCAGTTGCTGATGCAGGTGCAGGTTGGTACTGTAAATTTGTAGTTAAAGCTGCTCCATCGAGCGCATCATATACTATTGTAGAAAAAGCAGCATCTGATACTGATGTTATTATATGTAATGGTATTAATGAGCTTGAAGTAGATACAAGTGATGATGGAGTTTTTAGCGCTGGATGTACAACAATTACTTTTGTAGATGGTGTTGCCATCAAAGGTGATTTTATTGACGTTTGGTGTGATGGCTCTAACTATTATGTTTCAGGACAAACTAAAGCTGATGGTGGAATAACCGCTACATAAACCAAATAAATAAGGTTAAATAGTTTTGTAGAACTATGGGGTAAATCGTATAAAGGGTTTACCCCGAATCTACTTAAAAATTTTAACAATTAACAAGCCCATTCACGCACAGCCAGTGCTTAGGGTAGGAGGTAAACATGGCAAAAACTTTGTACAAATATTCAGTCGTTGAAGCACAAAATGCTTCATTAGGACAAGCAGGGTTAATATTAATAGATGATACAAATGAACATACAGGTCCATTTGTTGCTATACAAGCATTAGAAGATTCTGTAGTTGATGTATCTGAATGCGACATGTCTTTTATTGAAGATGTTGTTGATTTTACAATACCAGCAGGAATGACTATTTATGGTAATTTTGCATCTATCGAATTAGATAGTGGCAAAGTATTAGCATATCATGGGTAATGTAAATTATGGCATTAGGATTATCTAGTAATATAAATAAAATAAGTGAGGGTTATCCTCAATACAGAACAAAAACATCTTGTACTTTTACAGCATCAGATAGTGATAAAATTGAAGTTGCTAATCATGCTGATTTACAAGTCAATAGTTCAGATTTTTCTGTTTCTGGATGGGTAAAAGCCACAGTCGATGCTTCAAGCACTGATACTGAAAGTGGATATGCTATTATGCAAGCAGGATTATTTGGAACATCTGGTAATGGTAATGGTAGAGGTTTTTATGTATTTTATTATGATGGTGGTGGTGACCATGAGAAATTTCAATTTTTTACAAATAATTCAAGTTCAAACTCAACTAATATAACAGGTGATGATGTATCACATAATCAATGGTATCATGTTGTAGCTACATATGACACTAGTTCAACAACTGGAAGATTATATGTTAATGGTTCTGAAGTATCTGCTGGAGCTAACACAAGTATGGCTGCCCCAGAACAATATACAGGCACTATTTCTATTGGAGGTTCTAGCACAAATTTTATTAATGCTAAACAATCTGAAATTGTTTTTTGGAAAGGAGTTGTATTATCTCCTGCACAAATTACCGCATTATATAATAATGGTAGACCTAGACATGGACTTGCTTGCGAAAGAAGTTCTGTAAAAGGTTGGTGGAAACTAAATTCAGATGATGATACAGGTTCTGGAAATGTAATTGACTCTAGTGGTAATGGTAGAAATGGAACATCATCAGGATTAGCTAGTAGCGATTTTGATACAACAGATGTGCCAGGAGGTTAATAATGTCTAAAAAAAGTACAGTAAATAAAGCAGGTAATTATACTAAACCTACTATGAGAAAAAATCTGTTTAATAGAATTAAATCTGGCAGTAAAGGTGGACCTGCAGGTGTATGGTCAGCTAGAAAAGCTCAAATGTTAGCAAAGCAATATAAAGCAAAAGGTGGTGGTTATAAAAAAGATGGTGGTAAAGTTATAGAATATAAAATTGGCGGTAAAACTAAATCACAAAAATCTTTAGACCAATGGACAGCAGAAGAATGGGATAATGTTTCTGGTAAAAAAGGAGATAGATATTTACCTAAAAAAGTTAGAGAAAATATGAGTCCTGGTCAAAAAGCTGCTGAAAATAAAAAGAAGAGACAAGCTACTTCAAAAGGTAAAGTAAAAGCTAAATATTCTGATAGTTTAAAAAAAATTATGAAAAATAAAAATGTTTATTATAAAGGTGGCAAAATGAATGGTCCATCTCATGAAAAAGGTGGCATAGATATTGAAGTTGAAGGTGGAGAAATAGTTATAAATAAAACTGTTAATAATGCTGCTGGGAAACATGAAAAAAATTTATTAAATTTAAACAAGAACCCTGATGATTATGTTATAGTTAAAAAAGATTCTATTAGCTATGATTGGCCATCACAAGACGCAAGAAAGCGAGGAAAATAACATGCCAAAAGGAAAAGGCACTTATGGAAGTCAAGTTGGGAGGCCCTCTAAAAAACAATCAAATAAATATATGGGCGGTGGAATGACAGACCAATTTACTCCAATACCAGTTAATGATGCTATGAATAGAAATACTAATATGAGTATGGATGAATACATGGGCGGTGGAAAAACACAAATTAACCCTATGGGATATAGAGAGGGTGGAGAAGTTGAAATGCCAATGTATAAAGAAGGTGGTAAAACACAAAATTTAACTGAAGAAGATATACAGTTTATGAAAGATGCTATAGCAAATAAAAAAAATATTTTATCATCACAAGGTCTTAAAGTAGCTAAAAAAGCTATGAAAGAAATCAATAAAAAGTCTTCAGATAAAAAAGTAGCTAAACCTAAAGCTAAAGCTAAACCTAAATATGGTAAAGCTGCAAAGTCTCAACAAGAAAAAGATATTAAAAGATATACAGCTGGAAAAGGTAAAGCAACTGTTAAAAGTAAAGGCGCTCAGTATTCAACTAAAGGAACTTCTGAAGTAGTAAAAGAAGGTAAAAAATATAAAAGAAAACTTAAAATGAAACATGGTGGCAAAACACATAAAGCTGTAAATGCTGCTAAAAATCCTGGATTAGCTAAATTACCTGAAGATGTTAGAAATAAAATGGGATATATGCAGAGAGGCGGTAAAGCTGAAAAAGATGATGAAGCAACTGCAAAGTCTATGAGAAAAACATCTATATATATGGCTGGACCTAAAGAAAAAGGACCTGCAGGTGGTGTTGTTAAAGGTGTAAGAAGAAATAAAAGAACCATAGGTAAGAAAAAAACAGAGACTATGAAAAGCAAAGCCGCTAAAATGAACTTAAAAGAGATTAAAGAATCTAGAAGTAAAAGAGTTCGTACTGTTAAAAAATATGAAACAGGTCAAGGGCCAACATATAAAGGTGGTAAAGGTTTTAAACCTAGAAAACGTAAAAAATATGCTATGGGTGGCCGAGCAGCAGGTAATAGAGTTATGACTGAAAATGCAATGGGTCAAATTGAAGGAAAGGTATATAAAAAATAATGGCTATATTTATATATTGTGAAGACTGTAATAAAACAGTAAAACCAAATACTTGTAAACATAAAAAACGTTTTAATAATAGCTCTGATAGTATAAGTAAATATATTAACATGAGAAAAACTTGGAGTGGACAAACTCAAGTAGAGTTTAATCAAACTACCATAGAACAAGATATAGCAGCAAGGAATAGATAGTGGCAAATTTTGATGCACAGATACAAGATTTAGTAGGTTCTGCAATGCAAGACCAAAATGCTATGGATACATTTATGTCTGATGGATTAAAACAATTGTATAGTATACTTCCACCAAGTAAATTAGTAGAATGTATTACTCATACAGAATTAAGTAATTCTCCATCTACATTAGATATAGATACTGCTACAATAGGTCCTATTATATCTGTAACAAGAAAAGATAAACATGGCATTAATCAAATATGTAGACAAGTATCAGCTGATATGGCATCAAGAATTACAGATGTTAACGATTTATTTCATTCTACTGAAACTGACCCAGTTTATTTTATTAAAAATGCAGTCTTAAATGTTTTTCCAGAACCAACTGCTACTCAAACAGCTGAAGTTTTATATTTACCTTTAACTAGTATAGATGCTGATGCAACAGATAGTATTGATAATTTATCTAATAATCTTACTTATATTGTAGTATTATATGCTTCTATTAAATCAGCTGAACGATTAATGGCTGAAGAAGAAGATATTGAATTATACAGTCCTATTATTACATCATTAAAACAAGATTATGCCCAAGCTTTACAAACTTTAGGTGTAGAAAGACGAAGAGTAAATACTAATGAAAGTTAAAGATATTATACAGCAAATTGAATATACTATGGGTAGACAACCTGAAAAATATATGTTACAACTTATAAATGATGCTTTAATGGATGCATCAAGTAAAATCCAACATCATAAATCAGAAAAAATACAAAATTTAAATTCAAAACAAAGATGGTATAAATTAGATGATTCTGTTATAGATGTTACTAGGGTCGAAATTTTAGATAATAACAATAGATATGTGATGGTACCAAAATTAGCGGACCCACATAAATTATTAAAAGATGATACAGATGAAACATCTGATTCATTAACATAGGAGAAAACATGGCAAGTACAGTAACAGCCTCAACAATGACAGTAACTATAACTGAGTCAATAACACTAAATGGCAAAAATCAAGGTGGTACACAAACTTTTAATATTTCAAGTATTTCTGATATATTTCAAAGGATAGTTAGTTGTACAGCAAGTCAAACTACTACAATAGCAAGTTTTAATGCAGATGTACATGGTGCTGCTGGTGCTATTGATATTGAAAATAGCAAATATATAAGAATTACAAATTTAGATGACACTAATTCTGTAGAACTAGCTATAGTAGGAGCAGCAACACTTTATCAGGTAAAATTAGCTGCAGGTGAAAGTCATATACTTGGAAGTGCTGATGATTTAATGTTAGCAGAAGCAGACACAAGTCCAAGTTTTGGAACAATGGCTGATTTAGGAAGTATACAGGTTAATCCTGGTGGTAATGCTG